TGAGTTTGTTGTTAGAAAAGAGGCCGTTGACATGATTGGCCTACCTCTTCTTCATAAAATTAACAACCTCCCTAAACAGGGTGGTCATTCAGAGATAGATAAGCTCATGCAGATGGTTTCAATGGAGAATATGAAATCAATGTATGGCGGCGGACAGGTTCAGATGGGCTATGAGAATGGCGGATTAGCTGGCTATCAACCGGGTGGTGAAGTTGGTTTGTTAGAAAAGATTTTATCGGGCTTGTCTAATATAGAGGCTTATAAGGGTTATGCTACTTCGGGTGCTGATGTGTCACCATATACAATGAGCAAGAGAGAGCTTGCAGAGATGCCGAAGAAGAAAAAAGTATTATACAGGGATCAGATACATAAGAATTTATCTGACGCAATAACGGCTGGTAATATAGATAAGATTGATTACAGCCTGCTTACAGACCCTTTTTACAGACCGCATTTAGAGAAAACCAACCCGGGCTATCTTAAAGAAGTGAGTTGGGGTGGTGAGTCTGGCTATCAATCTGGCGGATTAGCCAGCTATCAACCGGGAGGTGAAGTTCAGGAAAAGACCTTATATGGGGCTGGGGCTGATTTTAATCAATCAGCAATGACTGTTGATGACGGCCTTTATAATACGAGAAATGTTTTATCTATCCCGGCTGAGCAAGTTGGGGAAGGTAGCGGTTTGAGATATTATGGAGGAGAAGGAAGAAGTTCTCGTATGGGCATATCAAAGACAAAGGCGGCTATGGATGCACGTCAGCAAATGGCTTTTGCACCTCAGGACTCTATTCCTTTTGATATGATTGAGCAGTATTTAGCACCAGAAGAAGAACAGCATCAACGGCGTGGATTGCGTGGACTGTTAGGTTTTCAAGACGGCGGCGAAGTTCCTAAGCAGTCACTGGGAGAGATGGCTGAGAATTATATACATGATAAAAGGTTGGATTGGCTTGCTAGGAAAGACCCTCAATTAGCTGGCTATCTTGCTGATAAGGGAAGTTATGGTGCTGGTGAAGTTGATCCTTGGCAGGGGGCTATAGCAGGCGGATATGGTATATCTAAACTTTCTGAAGATGATGAAGGCTCTTTAAGTGATTTTGAGAATATGGCATCTACAGAATTTACCAAAGGCCCAATGAAGGGTGCTGTATTGAGAGACATTTTCAGAGAGCGGGTAGCAGATGGCGACTATGCAGATTCAAAAATAGATAAAGAGTTTTCACTAGAAACAGATATGGGGAAGTATAATTTAGAACAGTTTAATCCGTTTGGCAGAGTTAGGATGAAACCAGATGCCCCTTCGCCTTGGATGGAGGGTGGCTTGGAAGCGGCTAGGGAAACTGCTCGATCTGGTTTCCAAACTGGTGGCTCTGTTAATGTAACTCTTCCCACAAATGATCCTAATGATTATATTGTTAATCAAGGCCCAACCGTTGGCAAGGGGGATAAGTGGAGTAAGCGTTCTATTTTCAATTTACCAACAGATGATGGCTCAAGGTATTATTTAGGAGAAGCCAAATCGGATAGAAGGGCAAATTTGTCTATGGGTGGGGAAAAGATGAAGATGCTTCTTGATGCCTATAACACAATGCAGGCAACCCCACAAGATTCTATCCCATCTGCTAATGTTGAAGGTTATTTTGATGAAAAGGGTATAAGAGGCTTATTGGGGAAGTTCGGTTTCCAAACTGGCGGCCCTGTTGGCCCTGTTGGCCCGCCCGCACCTAGACAGCCTAATCAAATTATGCAACCCGGCCAAACCCCCGCCGGTTCAGTTATGGGCCCGTCTGATGCTGATATAGATCAGTTAAGGATGATGAAGGCTGAGATGTTGCAGAAGTCAATTCAGCAGGATACAGTATCCAAGGCTAGAAATACATTGGACTTGATACAGCTCCTTGATTCCTTGAAGCAATCCGGTTCTTCTGAAGCGATAGAGAGTGAAGGTCTTAATCCTCAGCCGTATTTAGATCAGAAGCCGTTTATAAGAGATGCTGTTAAACCGAGCATGGGTCAGATGATAAGGGGTATGTTTTAGTGGATAAAGACCCCAGAGCATTATACAATGAAGAGTTGTACCGCCAGTGGCGTGATGCCCGTACTGACTGGGATACTGAAGCTCGTAAAGATATTGATTTTTATCTTGGTAATCACTTCACCACTGATGAGTCTAATGAATTAGCACAGCGCAATCAGGCTGACATACCAATGGATCGGGTATCTTCAGCTATAGAGAAGTTTAAGGCCGTTTTAACATCTAGGCCGCCTGCCTTTACAATCACTCCCAGAGAAGATTCAGATGTGCAGGTAGCATCATTATGGAGAACCGTAATGGGTTATGTGTGGCAGATATCGGATGGCGACTCCCAGATAAAGCAGGCCATTCAGGATTATGCTACAACAGGAATGGGCTATTTCTATGCTTACATAGATAGCGAATCAGATTTTGGTAGAGGCGATGTCCGGTTCACCTATATTGATCCATTCAGGGTCTACGCATCTCCCTCATCACGAGACCGGTGGTTCAGTGATTCAGATGGCATTATCCTTTCGACCATCCTCACAGGCGATCAGGTCATCGGCCTCTACCCTGAATTGGGAGATCAGACCGATCCTCAAACTGGAGAGACCATCCCCGGTCTGATCCATAAGCTTTCCGGGTTTTCTTATAAAGAAGAAGATTATCCATCAGCTCAGAACCGTAATTCCATGACTGTTTTTACTCCTGCCGAGGTTAAGGATAAGGATTATTTTGAAGTTAAGAAATATCAGATACTCGAAAGATTTTACAAGGTCAAGGTTCCTTATTACAGGGTTATAGACACGCAGTCTCAGGAAGAGACAATTTTGTCTCAGGAAGAGTTCGCTGTTTTTTCACAGGAGAATCAGGAAGCTCTTGAGATGGGTGCCTTTCAGGTGGTGGAAGTTTTACAGACCCGTGTTAAGGTTTGCGCTACCATTGGTGAGATTGTCTTATATGAACAGATTTTAAATACTGATGAGTACCCCATTATTCCCCTTCCCAACATATGGACGGGTACTCCCTATCCTAAAAGTGATGTTTCCAGAGCCAGACCAATGCAGAGGCTTTTAAACAAGTTATGGTCTCTTGCCTTGTCACACGCTCAGGCTTCTGCAGGACTTAAGTTACTTGTCCCTATTGGAAGCGTTGATGATATCGGACAGTTGGAGCAGGATTGGGCTAACCCAAATGCGGTTATTGAAATTGATTCTTCTCAGGGTGAACCCCATTATCCTGCTCCGCAGGCCTTAGCCGGTGAGTTTTATAAGCTTATACAGCAGTCAGAGTTTTATATTGACTTTATATTTGGTCTCCCTGAAATGATGCATGGCTTTTCTGAGAAGGCTCCTGAGACGGTAAAGGGTACTGAAAGGATGATAGCCCTTGGCTCTGAAAGGCCAAAATCTAAATTAAGAGATATAGAGTTTAGCATAAATCGTTTAGGTAAAGTAATTTACAATCTATCAAAGGGTCATTATACCCATAAAAAGATTTTCAGGCTTGCACAGCCAAATAACAACATAACTGAGGTTATGGCTAATTATTATACTGATGTAAGCGGTGCTGTGATGGATATTAAGAAAGACCGTCATTTCCTAGATCAGCACGACATAAGAATTGAACCGGGTTCAACCATGCCTTCCAATAAGTGGGCAGAGCTTGGTGTTTATCTTGAAGCCTACCAGATGGGCATTGTAGATAAATACGAAGTATTGAAGAAGAATCCGGAAATATTTGACAAAGAAGGAATCATGAAGCGTACAGATGAGAAGCAGAAGATGATGCAACAGATTCAGTCTATGGAAGAACAACTAAAGAATTTGCAGGGCGACTTGCAGACAGCCCAAAGAGAATCTGTCAGTGACAGGAAGCGTGTCGAGGTTGAGAAATTCAAGACTCGCCTTTCTGAGACTTCTTCGGAATCTAAAGCTGACAGGAGGGTACAACGTAGTAAACTCGAAAACGAGGTGAAGCTCGAAGTTGGGAAATTGGCTAACAATCTCAAGGACATTGAGAGAAAAGCCGGTTCAGCCCCGGAAGCATAGAGACATCTAACTGGAGATATTATGGAAACACTAGAACAACAGGAAGTTGGAACATTAGAGAACCCCGGAAGTAGTGAAACTGCATTCGTGGAGGATATCGTTAATCAGGAAGCCCCGGAACTGGCACAGCCAGAGCAGGGGTATGTAGAACCTCAGCAAGAAGGGACTATTTCAGTAGATTATGAGGCGGAATCCAAGAAGTTTCAGTCCATGTATGATCGTGCTCAGGCAGATAATGCAAGGCTGAGGCAACTGGAGCCCTTAGGTCAAATGCTGGAACAGAGACCCGATATTGTTCAGTTGATACAAAACGGTATAGCCAATCCGCAGGGTGCACAGGACTCGCAGACGGCGTTATCTAGTGACGACTTTAATCCTTGGGAAATTGCCGAGGAGGGAACTCAGACAAATGATTATGTATTCAGTAAAGTGGATGCAAGAATCAGTGATAGGGTTCGATCCGAAATGGCAAAAGAAAAGCAACAGATGCAGGCAGAAATGGCTATGAATAATACTGTTAGTGAGTTGCGGGGGACTTATAAGATGTCAGATAATGATATCCGTGACTTTCTCACATTCACTACACAGCCAAAAGAAGCTGTTGGTCTTGACAACCTCGTTAAGCTCTACAAGATGCAGAACGGGACATCTGTTGAAAACAATGATACAATGGAAGCGGTAAGTGCCGCAAGACAAGCTCCACGTACTGCTGGTGTCCTTCAGGGACAAGCCCCTGAGTCTCCCAAGTCCGATCAGGACAAAATTTGGGATACTATCATGGGTAGCGGTAGTGGAACGGCACTTCCCTAACTAACAAATCCTAAACAATAGAGGTAACAAATGGCACTTTCATACAACTCTGGAACTTTAAAGTCCAGTGACGTAACCGCCTCAACAACCTCTGCTGGCGTAGGTACCGCTCCGGATCGTAGGCGATTATATAACTTTGGAGACCGTGTTGCTGAATTAGCACCGGAGGAATCTCCATTTTTCGTCTACCTTAGTAAGGTGGCTAAAGCACCTACTGATGATCCCGTATTCCGTTATCTCGAAAATCGGAATAAGGTAAACTGGACAGACCGTGCATTCTTGCTTGCGGCGGCTGTGAATAGTGGCTCTGCCGTATCGGCAGGTTCGTCTTACTCATTCACGGTTGACACGAGTGGCGGCGCATCGGTTGACTGGCTGATCAAAGGTATGGTGTTTGTTGTAAACACAGTAGACAGTACTGCTGGTATCGGACATACTATTGTTCGTGTTGACTCTTCTGTCTCTGATCTAGGCTCCACATCTTCCTTCACCGGTAAGATCATTGATGTCTCTAACTCTAATGTTAGCGGATATAATGTTCTTGCTGATGACGATAGTTGTCAAATTATTGGCACATCGTTTGAAGAAGGTTCTGGTGCTCCTGATGTCTGGTCAAGCGAGCTTGAAGATAATTATGGGTATACCCAGATTTTCAAGACAGCCGCTGAGATGACAAATACAGCGATTGCTACCCGGTACCGGGGATACGCAGACGAATGGTCTCGTATCTGGGCGGATAAATTACGTGAGCATAAGGTTGATATTGAGCGGGCCATGCTATTCGGGCAAAAAGCCCGGGTAGGTGGCATTCAGTACACCGAAGGCATTGTTGGTCATATTGTGAAGAATGTGAACCCGTCTGCATCTGATGCGGCACTTTCATACTCTTCTGGAAGCTCTTACTACCGTACTGCGGCTCAGTCTGAGTTTACATATGATCGCCTGCTTTCCGACTTAGAAGTAATCTTTGACCCCGCACGTGGCGGATCAAGTGATAAATTGGTACTTTGCAGTCTCCCGGTTATTACATTCTTTAATAAACTGGGCAGTTCTACTTTCTTGGCAGGTTCTTTGAACCATGCATCATAAGGCAGTTCTCGTACTCCTTCACAAGCATACTAGTATAACTTTGATTCTCGGCAGTGCGCATTCGGTCACTCCATTATGGTTATTGATACCAT